ATAAAGGGCTTTAAGGCAAATTACAAAAATCTGCCTACGGAGTCTAATACCCTAGAGTATTTGACCTCCAGTATGACATCTGCTGAAAAGAACCCCTGGATTTCCTCGGAAGGCTCTGTTGGGGATATGTCTGCTATAAAGATGCTGTGAAACCTAAACTTGTTAGATAGGGTTGCAAATTGATTTACATCTCTGGCTGAATCATCCATTCTTCTAAACTGATCCGTCATAAAGTTTCTAATCTCATTGATATCTGAAATCTCAGTAGCATATATGGTGAATAGCATCTGTTCGCAACATATTGCCCAGTTGTCCTCATATGACATTCCTATCTTGTCATAAACGATATGTTTTTTACCGCTCAAGAATTGATTCATCTCTGCTGCCTGTTGAACTGGAATAATTGGGACTATGCTTTCATTTAGATTATCGCTATAATAATCTTCGTCATCAAATATGCCTGCGGTTTTTAGACTGCTCCATAGAAACTTTCTAAGTTCTAGCATTGCATCTAATTTATAGTTAGCTGTCATATCATTGAACCTCCAAATGCTGATTCTACTGATGAGTCCGCCATAGACCTAATTGAATTTGCGCTAAATGAATACTGAACCTTTTTAATTGAAGGGGGTAATTTAAGTGCTTTCGTGAGAGAAGAATTAAATATCTTTTGAAAGCCAGAAGACTTGATAGATTGATTAACTAATTGACCTCTAAAGAATATGCTGTGTCTTAGCTTAAACTGATTCATTACACCGCTTCCTCCAGGCCTCTGTACGGTCACTGAGGCCCCTTTAGGCATAAAGACTGTAATACCATCAGATTCAAATACTAGCCTCTCAGAATGGCGTGGAGCGATTTTTAGAGGCATCCCAGCTTCCATGATAGACGCCTTACTTACGAAAACGTGTTTTCTCTTACTTTCCTTGGTCGGAACAAAGGATGTAGAGTTTTTATAATCATACTTTATTTTAAAAGAAATACCCTGACCGTCAATCATTTTTAAATCAAAAAGTCTGGCGTCAGCATCTCCAACCCTTTTCCATTCATACATATGATGAAGAGCCCTAGGCTTAGATCTAGCTTGAGAGTCTACGTAGTTTCCAAAATCTTTTAATATTTGAGAGAATATAACAGACTTAAATTTGTCTTTAAACTTTTTGCTTGAAGTTAATTTAGCTATCACATTTGCTTGATAATAAATTGCAGCAGAGATCTGAGCCACATTGCTGTCTTTTATTTTATCGTTTTGTCCGCTTCCAATCATCAGCCTTTCAAGGCTGCTGGCTGCTTGAAGTAAAGGTTTGCTATAGTCCAATTCTCTGGTTCTCCGATCTCTTCATAGAAGAGTTGTAGGCTATCACATGGCCAAATGGATCTAATATTGGAGTTGTTCCCATTACCTCAAAAACGGTTGGGGTCTCACTAGGATAGTTTATTTCATTCCAGATTACATTATTATCTGCATCTCTGATGTTAGTAACCTTTTCTCTAGCAGTTAATTTTTCTGCGGTTCTTACTTGAATAACCTGCTCGTCTGCATATTTGTTAGAAAAGCTTTGCTTGTTTCCCCCACCAATTAAAGAGGATGTATTGCTAATAATTCCCTTGGCATGACATGGAATTGTTTTATAATAATTGAATTCTTTTACTATTGCCCCAGTGTCTGCATCTTGAATTTCAGACTGTCTGTAAACATCTAAATTCATAGACAAGACAGAATCTATGATGCTATTCATTATATAATTTCTACCTTGTTTGTTAAGACGTATTCCGCTAATAGGTTGTCAGCAAATGCGTTACCTGTACCAGTATATGCACTTCCTGTGTATTCAAAATCCCAGTCAAAAGTAGAAATAGACTTTACGTATTTATTTTTCCAAGCAGTCTCTTTTGAAAAATAGTCTTTCATTAACTCTGTCGCGGCTAACTTAACATTATCTGGCACCTTGTCCCAGCCAAATCTACCAGAGACTTTATAACAAACTCCTGATTGAAATCCGCCTGAATAATCATGAATAGTTGGAGGAACCATACCGTTTGCTGTATAGACTGTATTGTCTAGCATTGCTGCTCTGTTAATTCTAATTCCGTATCCGCTTTCAGATATCTGAACTGGATAATTCCAATTATCAACATTAGTAATTTCATTTACTAGTAGGATATCGTTTGCATAAAGACTATGTAAAGAATTTATTTTAGCTGGCAGGGGAAGCGTGTCTGAGTCAAATCCGTACACTGCATACAGTTTATCTTCTAAATAAAAACTTTGTCCAGTATATTGTCCTATTAATTTTCTTGCATATCTTTCAGCTTTTATTAATTCTTTGTAAGATTTATAATTTGGGTCAGAAGGATCTGTGCTAAAATCTAGATCTTGAATGTTGTTAAAATTTATATATGGAGTAATTACCTTAATCTCATAAGACTGAACAACTGCGGTTCCGCCTACTGCATACTCCCATTTTACGCTTAAAGTTTTATTTCTATTTGTTAATGAGTATGGGATATTTACTGAATATGTTCCTGGATTGTTTTCGTCTAAAGTAGATGTTAGGGTTACCAATAAAGTTGTTGGAAGTACGGCAGGGCTTACTAGCGGATCGCTTGTAACATCATATACTTTGACTGTTGGCAGAGAGTCTGCGGTTGCAACATCTCCGTTCCAAAACACCTGATGTGTTATAGGAGATTGTGAACCTATTAAAATCTCTGCCATAATAAAGGGTTAAATTAGTTGTAGTAATCCTGCACTTCTTTTGGATTAGCTAACCTAAAACCCTCCTCCTTATCAAAAATTTCTTGAGCCTTTTCTGAAACCATTGCGACAAATGGGTGTTCTTTTGTGAACGTGTAACCCATAATATCATACCTAAAGTTATCTCTAGTCATTCTTACTAATACAGTGTTTTCAGGTTGTTCTGCTTTTGGATCAAACTTCGGTAGAGTCTCTTCTAACATGTCTTCTGTCTCTTCTTCCATCTTATTAATGGTCTTGTTATATACAGACCAAGTTACGCCTTCTTCCGCCAAAGCGGCAATAATATCGTTTTTGTTTTTTAGGCCTTCTGTGTCAACTGCAAAGTCCTCTGCAATTTTTCTAAGCTCTGCTACTTTTAATGTGTCAAATGACATACTTCTCCTTTGTTAGGTTATTCAATTATAGCATTATTAAATTAAAATGAAAAGCCCCCAAACTTAATTGGGGGCCTTTCGTGAGGATTAAATCCTATTATGAAGCTACTTTTACGTTCTTTACTACGACCCAAGCGTCAGCTTGTTCGATCTGGACGCCAACACGAGTATACATTGTGTACTCGACTGAGTCCTTACGTGGCCAGAAGAAACGGTAAACAGTTACATCACGCTTGATTCCAATAACTACGTTATTTGGGAATGACAAGTGGATATCTCCGTGTGAGCCAGTTGCTGCTGAATAATCACCAGTCTGTGTCTCATTTAGAAGTGGAACTTCGATGATCGGAATACCGAATGCGAATGGTGCCACATATCCTGCAGGTCCACCTAGAGGTGCAACTGCTCCACGGATAACGCTTGATGCGATATCTTGTGGAATTGTGTTGTTTGTTCCAATGCTGTTAGCAAATAGGAAGTCCTGAATTAGGTTTGATCCTGCTAAGAAGCGAAGGTCTCCGCGACGTTGCTTGTACTTACGTGGCATCGCCTTAAGAGCGCTGTTAAATACAGCACGACTTACTGCGGCTCCAGCTGCGTCAACTACGCGACCTGATGTCTTTGCTTTCTTTACTACGCCATTGAATGACTTGTAAAGATTGTCTGATGATAAAGCTGTATCTCCGTTAAGAACTACATCTTCAATATCGTTACCTGCTTGTGTTGCCATCAAACGTGCAATATGATCTTCTAGATCTGCACCCTCGATGTTGTCTTCTAGAGACTCTGTTGAAAGCTCCCAATCCATGCGAAGTGTCTTAGTTGTTAAAGAGATCTTTGAGAAAGTTACTGCGTTATTAGCTGCAGTATCATCTGCCTCA